AATGTGGCTTACGCCATTATGTTATCAACTCTGAAGATACGGTAGTATTGGTTAGTTTTAACCGTTGCTAGACCGTTTGCAGGAGTTGACCCTACGAATGGATTTGACACCATGCCGTATCGAGTTTTGAACCCGATTTTTGGCTGGAAGGTGTTCTCACCAACCGCACGAACCATTGTTAATGGTACGTATGGGCAATAGAATAGACCAGCGTCATAAGGGTTAGTACCTTTGTAGCCAACGTTACAGTAATCAGTTCCTGAATACGGGTCGATGTATACTCGTGTACGTCCATTAAGAACACCAGCGAATGTGTTGCCTGTGTCATCAACGTTCAAGTTTGTTGACAATGCTGGAGAATAGTCCAACATGCCAGAAGCGTGAAGAGCAGATGCTACGTCAGAAGAACATACGATGAAGTTACCTTTACCGCGTCTTGTTTCTTTAGCAATTACGTTAGATTCTCTTTCAATCTGTACGATTAAGCCTTTGAACTTCTCAACTGACCAACGACCATCAGCATCTGATGACATGTTGAAGATACCGTTAAGAGCAGTAGATGTCTGCAAACAACCTGTTTTAGCTTGGCTGTTTATAGTTCTAATAACTTCTCGGTTAACTTCAGCAAGAATCTCAGTTGATAAGATGTTCGCTAGTTCTGTTTCAGCATCTAGGCCATGAATGGCTTTAAGATCCTGAGCAAGTTCTAAGCTATATTCTGCTTTCAAAGCACGTGACTTTGCAGTCACAGTTGCTTTTTCGATGGTGAATCCCATTTCTTGGAAAGAAGAAGCAGGGCCGCCTCCTGAAGATCCAAGACCCTCAGCGTCTGCTGTTGGCATACCGCCAGCAGTACCAGTAGTTACACGTTCGGAGTCAAGTGAAGAGTCGTGGTTACTGTCGCCAGCTGCCGCGCTAATTCCACTCAAACCTGAAGGATTGGTATTTTCTGTGACAGATGAATCACCTGAACGAGCTGTTTCAGCTTCGTTAAATAGTGCTTCAGTTGATGATGTTGCACCAGCACCGTAACGTGATTTCATCGCAAAGATAAGTCCTGTTGGACCAGTCATTGGCTGAACACCACATAGATCGTATGCCATCATGTTAGGCATAGCGCGTCGTACTAGTGAGATTAATACTGGGTCCCAGTTAGAAGCGCTTGATGTAGCGTTTCCAGGAGCGGCCTCAGTCATGAATTGTGCTTGCGTACGCTCTTCTGCAAGAGCTTTCTCAGTGTTTTCTAAAACAACTGCAGTTACAGCACGTTTGTGTGAGTCGGCAATTTTACCAGCTGATTCTTCTGAAAGAACTGGGTTCCATTTTTCGACTAAACGATCGTAAGTTTCCATCTTTAAATTCTCCTATTAAGATGATTTTTTAAGGGCTTGAAGATATGAATCCATCGCAGAAGAAACTTCTACAGCATTGTCTGCTGTATCTTCTACAAGGTCATCACCAACTTCAGCTGTTTTAACTTCTTTAGTGAAGTATGATTCTTTGATAGTTTTCACTTTCGCTGAGAAAGTTTCTTCATCTACAAAATCAAGATCTTCGGCCAATGAAGCCAGTTTTTCAACTTCAGTTTCAGCTAAGCCATGAGCATGCTCACGAATAACTTCATAACGTTGGAACAATTCAAGCTCTTCAGTCATTTCGATATTTTTAGCGGTCTGTGAGTTTAAAGCAGTTTCAAGTTCTTCAACTTGTTCTGCAAGGTCGTCTACTAGGTCAACTTTAGACTCTGGAACTTCGACATAAGACTCGACGAATAGATCTTTAAGACCATTCATAAAGTTTTCTGCGATTTCCGAACGAAGACCAGTTTGTATTGCAACCTGATTTTCTTTCATCCAATTTTCAACCACATAGTTGAGGTAGCTGTCGATTTTCTCGACAAGGTCTGATTTAGTGCTAGCAATTTCTTCTGCGAGCTCTGTTGCATAAGACTCTTCGATACGTGCAATTTCTTCACTCAGCTTGCTTTTAACAGCAGCTTCGAAAATAGTTGCGGCTTTATCTTTGAATCCGTCAGACAGAGTTGCTTCTGATTCTACCAATGCGTTAAGATCACCAGAGAAATCGTATTCTGCTTCTTGTGTTTCCACAACAGCTTCGAGATCTTCAGCAACGTCAGCATCTTCCATATAGCTTTCATAACCGGCTGCAAGTTGAGCTTTACTCTTTGATTGCAATTTAGTCATGATACCCTGAATCATACCAGCTTTGGTTTTAGGCGGAGATTGCTTTTTAGTGACGTTGGCCGCAGCCTTTACGCCAGTAACAGAAGCTGCTTCCGCGTCTTTGGGGTTGTCTGACATTGATGCTTCTGAAACGATTTCGTTCTCGTCAACATTTGCCTCGACATCCTGAGTTTGATCAGTCATGTTCTGACTCCTATATTTTATTTCATTAACGAGAGGAAATTCTTAA